GCAATGATATTATCTAAAATATTTTGCTCCTGCTGAGTTCTATCAACCATAATCGTTATCCTCCAATAAAAAATCAACGAAAATTTTAATTTCACCATTGACGGCAACGATAATCGTTGGTATAATCTGAATTGTGAACAAGAGATTTTGACAACAAAAAGCCGACCCCCGAAAGGTTTTCTTTTTTCGGCGGTTGCTGTAGTCAATGGTTTAATTGTCAGGCAAGTGAATTGTACCATTGCGCCAAAGTGTTGTCAATAAATATTGTTCTCAATTCCAAGAAAGGAGAGGTTTTGTGAAAGAGCGTGAGAAAATCCGCTATCGTCTGAGCGTCAATCACCTGTCGTTTGCATGGCTCATAGATATGCTCCGGAAGCGGGGTATTGAAACGAGCAGCCCTGTCCTGAGTGCAATTCTCGCAGGAACTCGTAACGGCCCTTCTGTGGACAAGATCATTGTTGAGTCTATCGACATTTTGGACTGGTACGAGCAGCAGATTGGCGGTGCGCCGTGAGTGAAAGCGCATTTGCTCCGGAAGTGCGAGGACAGGCCAAAGCATTCAGCTCGCTCCTTGCTCGATCTGTTCGAGAGTTCTTCAAGGACGAAGCAAACCGCAAGCAGTTCGAGAGCTGGTACGAGCAGAAGTACGGAACACCGTATCAATGGAAACCCATGGTTTGGAGGAACAGATAATGAAAAAAGTATTTGGAGCATTGGCGTTTCTCTCGTTTTTCTACCTGTTGGGTGTAGTCGGTTCCATCGAAAAAGAGATAATGACGCTGGCTGTTGGCGCAATTCATATGGCGGTTAGCCTTGTGTGTTTTGGCTTGTTCGGTAAGCTGTACGGTCTTTCGGAGTCGAAGCAAAGAAAAAGCCGCTGACGGAAGTACCAGTTCCATCAACGGCAAGCGAAAATGCTCAATCCGATTATATATCGGAAATATTCACTTGTAAAGGAGTGATTTAAATGAACGTCAATCGTAAAGTCGGCAACGGTTTTGAAAAATCGTTGTGTGAATATTTGTCCAATAAGGGCTTCTGGGCGCATAATCTCGCTCAAAACGCGCAAGGTCAGCCGTTTGATGTGCTTGCCTCTCGTAATCGAGAAACCCACCCGATCGATTGTAAGGTGTGTGAGAATGATGTTTTTCGCCTAAACCGAATCGAAGAAAATCAGCGATCTGCAATGACGCTGTGGGAAGCTACAGGTAACGGCACCGGCTGGTTTGCGCTGAGGCTGAAAGACGGAGATGTATACTTCATTTCGCTCTATACGCTCAATAATTTGGCCGCGAAAGGTGTTAAGCAACTCGACGAAAGGGATATTCGCATGATGTGTGTTTCCCTTGATGCGTGGGTGAGTCTATGCAAGTAACTGTTGGCAACCAGCTCCGAATTGAAAACCCGTCTGAGCAGTTGCTTACATGGTGCGAGAAGCAGCTTGTTCTTACAAACCCGGAGTACATTAAGAAAAAGCGTATGGGCTTTTGGGTAGGTAACACACCTGAGAAGCTGTACCTGTACCAGTGGGACGGTGACACGCTGGTTCTCCCGTTCGGCTGTCTAAGGGCTGTCATGGGTATGATGAACGGTCGTGACAGCGTAAAGCTCGATATGGTAACACCTACACCCGTTTGGTACGGTGCCGACATCCCGCTCTACGATTACCAAAAGGAAGCTGTTGCGAAAATGCTGGAATCACATTTTGGCATCCTGCAAGCTCCTGCCGGTTGCGGCAAAACGCAGATGGGGCTTGCAATGGCGGTTACACTCGGCAGACGAACCCTCTGGCTTACTCACACCCTCGATCTTGTAAAGCAGAGCAAAAGCCGAGCGGAGCAGTACATGAGTCCTTCCCTGACCGGCACAATTACAGAGGGTAGGGTTCAAATCGGTAAGGCAATCACCTTCGCAACGGTACAGACTATGTGCAATCTCGATCTGAGCCAGTACCGTGATGTTTGGGATTGTATCATCGTGGACGAGTGCCACCGTGTAGCCGGAACCCCGACCGCCATGACGCAGTTCTCAAAGGTGCTGAACGCTCTGGCAGCTCGGCACAAGTACGGCCTGTCCGCCACGGTTCACAGGGCAGACGGTATGATTGCCGCCACCTACGCCTTGCTGGGCGGGATTGCCTATCAAGTGCCGGAGGAAGCGGTGAAAGACAAGATCATGACCGTCAGCGTTCTGCCTCGTGCTACTCACATCGGTTTAGACCGTGAATTTCTTGATACGGATGGCACAATCATTTATGCCAAGCTGGTGAATTATCTTACCGAAGATTTTCGCCGTAACGGTCAGATTGTTGGCGATCTTATACAGAACGATCAGCATTTCAACCTAATTCTATCAGACAGGCTTGGTCATTTGGAGTATTTGATGAACCATCTCCCGTCCGACCTGAGAAAGCAGGCGGTCATGATTGATGGAAAAATGACCACGAAGAAAGCCAAGGCTCTCCGGGAGCAGGCCATTGAGGAAATGCGGCAGGGGCGCAAGCGGTATCTGTTCGCTACCTACTCTCTGGCTCGTGAGGGGCTGGACATTCCCCGGCTCGACCGCTTGTACCTGACTACGCCGCAAAAGGATTATGCAGTCATTACGCAGTCTGTCGGTCGTATTGCCAGAACCTTTGGAGGTAAATCTGAGCCGATCTGTTATGACTATGTTGATGATGGTATTCAGTATCTTGTTAGAAGCTATAAAAAGCGTTGTACTTCGTATAGAAAGCTGGGGTGTAAGTTCTTATGCGAAGAATCCACGGAATGAGCCATAAGCGGCTACACAACATCTGGTGTACTATGCGAGGGCGACTACCGTCCTGAGAATTGTCGGTGAGTTATGCAGAAGGTTCGACAAAATAACCGGAGAAACAATCGTATAATCGAGTGAACAGGTAAGATGCAGAACATTCAACAATTAAGGAGGTGATACCGCTGAACCTTGAACGTTTCATTTTCGACTGCGAGGTGTTTGCTTACGATTGGCTTTTTTCCTTCAAAAACAAGATCACGAAGGAATACACCGAGATTTGGAATGATAATGAAGCTGTCGAACAATTCATGACTCAAGAACCCCTGTTGGCAGGGTTCAACAATAAGCACTATGACCAATTCATTCTAAAAGCGGTTCTCTCAGGTTTCACGCCGGAGGAAATCAAGGCGGTCAACGATTTTATCATCGTTGGCGGTCACGAGGGCTGGAAGTACGCCCCTCTCCGTGACTGCGGGATTTTCTTCGATCAATATGACCTGATGGATGATTGCCAGATGGGGTTGTCCTTGAAAGCAATCGAAGCGCACCTCGGAATGGACATTCGTGAAACCACCGTTCCGTTTAACATCGACCGCCCTCTGACTGAGGACGAGAAGCGAGAGGTCGAGTTCTACTGCCGCCATGATGTTGACGCAACCGACAGGCTGGATGATCTTCGCCAAGGCTACCTGTTCAGTAAGCTCACGCTGGGTCATGAAAAGGGGCTGTATCCTGCAAAAGCCCTTTACATGACCAATGCCAAGCTGACCGCTGCTTACCTTGACGCAGAGCAAAAGCCACACTATGACGAGCGGGAATATCAGTATCCGCCAAAGCTGCTTCGCAAGTATATTCCGCAGGAAGTGTTTGACTTCTTTGATCGGTTGAAGGACAAGAGTATTCCTGACGAAGTGGTGTTTAAGGAAAAGCTCGATTTGATGGTAGGCGGTTGTCCTTGTACCATTGCCTACGGCGGTATTCACGGAGCTATCCCGTGTTACCGAGAGGAAGCCACGGAAACCCGCTCTATCCGCAACAAAGATGTTGCAAGCTACTATCCACACCAGATGACCTTGAACGGTTATTGTAGCAGAAACATTCCCTCTCCCGATGTGTATGCCGCCACTATTGAGCGGCGTGTTAAGGCGAAGAGGGCTGGCGATAAGGCTACGGCGAACGCTTTGAAGCTGGTGCTGAACACCACCTACGGCGCTATGTTGAACCGCTACAACGACCTGTATGACCCGCTTATGGGGCGCTCGGTCTGTATCTCAGGCCAGTTGCAGTTGCTCGAAATGGCGGAACATCTTGTTCAGGACTGCCCCACCTTGAAGATCATTCAGCTCAACACCGATGGCATCATGGTCAGCCTTGATGACTGCGATGTTCCTATGTATCAGGAAATCACGCAGGAGTGGCAGGACAGAACCGGCTTTGAGTTAGAGGAAGACCTTATCAAGATGATCTGTCAGAAAGATGTAAACAATTATGTCGAAGTTCCCTTTGAGGGCGACCCCAAAATCAAGGGCGGTGTTCTCGTTCGTGGAATTGCCCCGGCAGGAGCGTTCAACATCAACAACAACGCCTGCGTGGTTGCCAAGGCCGTCAAGGATTATCTGGCCTACGGTATCCCGGTCGAAGACACCATCATGAGCTGCGATCGCCTGCTGGACTTCCAGTTGGTCGCCAAGGCCGGGAGCAAATACGGTGACGCTCTCCATGAAGTAGACGGTCAGATGGAGGTCGTACAGAAGGTCAACCGGGTATATGCCACGGAAGATCATCGGTATGGAACCCTCTACAAAATCCACCTCGGCACTGGCAATCCCGTCAAGATTGCAGGACTCCCCGCAAAATGTGTCGTAGACAACGACAATCACCTGACGATTGATGTGGTTGACCGTGACTGGTATATCCGGCTGGCACGGCGTTATGTCCGAGATTTCCTCGGAGAGAAGCCGCCCAAGCGAAATACCCGCAGAGTCAATTCCATTAAGAAAAAATTATTAGAAATGTTGGAGGTATAAATATGGCTACTACCAAGAAAGCCGCTGAGACTGCGGCGGTGGATTATTCCACCATGAATGTATTTCAGAAGTTGCAGCTTGCCCGTGTGCGCTTCCTCGAAGCTGGCGTGGACAAGAGCGGCAAGCACATGAAGCTCGAATATAAGTATTTCGAGCTGGCGGACATTGTTCCCAAGGCCGAGCAGATTTTCCTTGAAATCGGTCTGATGATGGTTCCGTCCATGTACGGCGACAAGGCGACCGCTCGTGTCTACAATGTCAATGACCGTGAGGACTTCATTGATTTTGTTGCACCGTACACCCCCATCGCCCCCATCGTGTCCAACGTTGGCAATCAGGTCACAAACGAAATGCAGGCGACCGGCAGCTCCATCACCTATATTCGCCGCTACCTGTGGCAGCTCGTTCTTGACATTGTGGAGCATGACAGTATCGACAGCGGCGAGTTTGATACGACCCCCGCACCCGCTCCCGCCGTCACCAAGAAGCGCCCTGTGACCACTGCACAGCGTCAGGAGATCAAAAAGGAACTGACCGGCGCTCCTGCTGGTGCGGCTACTAAGGAACAGGTCAGTACGCTGAAAAGTCTGCTGAAAAAGCTCATGGATATTGACGCAGAGCAGGAACAGTTCGTGCAGACCATCGCCATGAAGACCGAGGGCTTTTCCAAGATCGAAGCCGACAAGTGTGATGCTCTGATCGAGGGCGTGAACGATATGCTGGCTGGCTACGAAACGAAAGCGACAAAGGAGGGCTAAAGTATGGAATGGCTTGACGGCAACAAAATTCAGATTATTCCTCCCAAGCGTCCGAAGAAGCTGACTGGTACTCGCTTCGCTACTATCCTCGGTCTGAACCCGTGGTCTACGCCGTTCGAGATTTGGTGTGAAGTGACCCGCACCTATCAGAAGCCGTTCGAGGATACGATCTACACCATCGCTGGTAAGACCATCGAGCCTAAGCAGGCCGAGTACATGAAGCAGACCTACTTCATGAGCAATCTGGTCACACCGACCGACATTTGGGGTAAAGACTACTTCCGTCAGACCTACGGTGATTTCTTCAAGGAAAGCCCCGTCCTCGGCGGTATGTGGGACTACTTGCTCTATGGCAAAGATGGTAAGCCTACCACCGTCCTCGAAATGAAGACCTCCAAGCGTGTCGAGGACTGGAAGGACGATATTCCTGAGTATTACGCTTTGCAGGCGGCGTTGTACGCTTACCTTCTCGGCGTGGACGAGGTTATCATGGTCGCTTCCTTCCTTGAACCCAAGGACTACGATGACCCTGAGAAGTTCGTGTGCAGCGGTGAGAACACCATTACCCGCCCCTTCAAGGTGTCTGAGCGGTATCCTGACTTCGAGAAGAAGTATGTGAAGCCTGCCCTGAAATGGTGGAAGGACTATGTGGAGAGTGGCATTTCCCCCGCCTTTGACGAGCGCAAGGACGCTGAAATCCTGAAAGCCCTTCGCACCAACAACCTGTCTCCTGAAACGGATATGGCGGCGCTGGTTAAGGAAGCCGAAGACCTGAAAGCCAAGCTGGACGCCCACGCCGCTGAGGTGGCCGAGGACGAGAAGCGGTACAAGGTCTTGACCGACATGATTAAGAAAGCCGCAATCGCCCAGTTCCGTGACGGTGACAAGAAGGTGTCTATCGCTGGTTCTGCCTATAATTGGGAGGTCAGCCGCACTTCTACCACGAAGATCGACAAGGACGCTATGAAAACGGACGGCATTCTGGCGAAGTACACGATCACTGAGGACAGCTACCGCATTTCCCCGAAAGCGCTGAAAGTTGGTGATTGATTTGAGTGAGAAACGGGAACACCGGAAACGATTAAATGAGCGCTTGGAATTTGCCGCCGAATTTGAACGATGGGTTGCAACTTGCCCCTCAGTTCTGACCTTTTGGAAAATTAAAAAATGGATAAAGGCTATGCCTAAAAGGAGGATTGACCTATGAAGTTTTCCAAGTTCGTGAAGTCCCTCGCCCCTGATGGCGGCGCTATCTACGAGTACAAGGACGAACGCTGGCTTGCTTCCCCGTCTGTACTTATGCTTATTCCCGATGATATCCGCAGCGTGACCGGGTATAGCAACGAGAAAATGCCTGACGGTATTGGTCGCCTGATTTCTCAGGTCGGTTGCACCGAGTATGCCGAGCTGGTCAAGGCAATCATGCCTGAGCCGGACGGCGCAATCAAGGATTGTGTTCGTATCTTCGCCACGCAGGATAGCACCATGACCCTCCCCATCACCAATGATGACTGGTTGCTGATCGAGAAGTCTGACTTCTGCGAAATCTTGTACGCTTACGATCTGGAAAGCGACAAGAGCGTACCGAAAGCCCTGCTGGTCAAGCAGTACGCCAAGTATCCCGACGACGAAGACCAGTTGGTTGGTATCATCTTCCCCTGCGAGTACACAGAACAGCTCAATTTTTACACCATGAAGGAGGACAAAAACAATGGCTAAAATCGGACTCACCGAGGGTTTTACCCCCATCCCCGAAGGTACTCACGTCTTTCAGATTACCGATGTAAAGTACAAAGAAGACTTCGGCAAGCTGGAAGTTTATATGCAGACGCAGACCGGCAGTAAGCACATCGAGCGCTTCTCTCTGCTGAAATCCGATGGCTCTCCCAACGAGGGTGCATACAACGCTTTCAGCTACTTCGCCAAGACTGCCCTCGGCAATTTCGATCTGACCGAGATCGACCACACCGACCTGATTGGTCACTTCATCGAGTGCGATGTGGAACATGATGTTCAGGAGAACAAGAGGAAGCCCGGACAGAGCATTACCTTTGTTCGTCTGGCTGATAAACGCCCCTCTGAGGGCTGGGACGGCTCTGGCAATACGGTTGCTGCCCCTGCTGTTAAAACCGCTCCTGCGGCTTCTCAGGTCGCTCATAAGACCCCAATGGATTTGGCAGCTCTCCTTGGCTGATACCGGGCGCGAGGGAGGGCTAAAATAAAACGCTCTCCCTCGCCAATGGTATGTTGAAAACTATGTTGAAAGTGAGGATAAGCTACAATGGCAGAAGCCTATATTTGTTCGCTCTCCAAGGTTCAGCGCCACGCTGAAATCTGCAAGGAGATCAACAGGCTCTATGCGCAGAAGAACCATGACTACGGTGACAGCTTTCACCAGACCTTCGTTGAAGAAGGAATGGCGATGGCTCGTATTCGGTTGGGCGATAAGTTCAACCGCTTCAAGACTCTCTCCCGTGGCGGTGAGCAGAAGGTCAATGACGAGTCTATCCGTGACACCCTGATTGACCTCGCCAACTACGCAATTATGACAGTGCTGGAAATGGAGGTTGCGGAAGATGTTGCAGATTAAAACCATTCGGAACCGTCTGAACAATCCCACCTACTTTGACGATGAAGTAAATGCGGCTCTGCGTGATGGGTGGACTCTGAAAAAGAGAACCGTTCTGCGGCCTATCGGTCAGTCTGAGTCTACCTACTCTCACACAATGTTGTACGCAGAGTTGGAGAAGGAGGTCGCTGACGATGACGCTGAATGATTATCAGAAAGCTGCCGAGCGTACCTCCGGCGACCTGACCTCGTGGGATAAGGTTCGCAACGGCTGTTACGGTCTGAACGGTGAAGCCGGAGAGTGCATTGACATTCTGAAAAAGACCGAGTTTCAGGGTCATGCTTTCGACCCGATGAAAATGGTTGACGAGCTGGGCGATGTTCTCTGGTATGTCGCACAGTTGGCGACCGGCTTGGGTGTGACCCTCGAATATGTGGCACAGCACAATGTCGATAAGTTGCTGGCTCGTTACCCTGACGGGTTCGACAGCGAAAAAAGTATTCACAGAAAGGAGTACGAAAATGCCTGACAGCGAATGGAGAAACAGTGTCCCCGACTTCGTAGATTTCATGGCATCTTCTGGCGATGAAGATTTGGTTTCACCTGATATGTTGAAGTATCTTTCATTAAACCACTTCTTTACTGCCCCGGCATCTACAAAATATCACGGGAATTATGACGGTGGCTTGTTTGACCATTCCTTTGCAGTAGCGAAGTTCCTTGTCCGACTCACCGAGGACAATCGCCTGACATGGAAGAATCCTCGCTCTCCTTACATCGTGGGTATGTTCCATGACCTGTGCAAGATCGACCAGTACCGTCACCCGGCAAGTCACTTGATTACAGACGGTGTGACTGTCGTGAACTCATTCAAATGGGAGTACAACCCCGACACCCTTCTGAAAGGCCACGGTGATAAGTCCGTCATGCTTCTCTCTCAGTTCTACACGCTGACTGATGAAGAAATCATGTGTATCCGCTACCACATGGGCGCTTTCACCGACAAGTCCGAGTGGAATGACTACACCAGAGCAGTCAGCCAGTACCCGAATGTGCTGTGGACACACCAAGCCGATATGCTGGCAAGCCATGTTGCGGGTGTCTGAATATGAGCGGTGAGATTGCTTTACGCCCTTCGTATTGGGCGAGTGTTTCTGGCGGCAAGGACAGCCTTTATATGTTGAACTACATTCTTCACAATCTCGACCGTTACCCGCTGGACGGAGTAGTTCATTTTGAACTCGAAATTGACTACCCGTTTATCCATGATGTGATTGACTACATGGAGTCTGAGTGCAAGAGGTTTGGTATCCGCTTTGTACGGATTAAACCCCGAAGGACATGGGAGGAATGGTTCTACAACATAAGCCCGAAAACGGGACGCTACTACGGTTTCCCGACACGGACTGCGAGGTGGTGCAACAGCGCCTACAAGTTAGACGCAAAGCGGCAGCTCTCAGAGTGGTTGAACTCTATCGGGTTCTATGTTGTGCATTACATCGGCTACTGTGCAGACGAAGAACGCCGTTTTAACAAGCGCCTTACCGCTCAAAAGGTGGAAAGATACCCTCTTGCAGAAAACGGTATCACCGAGGACGGAATATGGAAGTGGGCGAAGACACAGCCGATTTTCAACCACTTCTATGAAACCAATAAGCGTTGCGGTTGTATGTACTGCCCCATTTCCTCATATCTCAACTACGCTTATCTCTGCAAGTATTATCCCGACCATTTCCAGTACATGATTGGAAAAATGCAGGAAACCGAGAAGTGGAGAGAGAGTGAGCTTGGTAGACCGTTCTCTGTCACCTCGTCCAACCCGAAGTACAATGCCGACTACTTGGAGAACATTATCAAAACCAAGTGGCTCAAAAAGCTCGAAGAAAAGGAGCAAGAGTATGAAAATCATTGAACCTTCTGTGGAGCTTATCAACGCTCCCGATTATAAGACCCTTCTGACCACCATCGAAGCCGCAGGGCGTACTTGCTACAAGTCCGAGGACAAGATCACGGACGGAAGCGCAGAGAAGTTCGTCCGGGGCATTATCAAGCGGGGTCACGAAGCTGTCATTGAGCATGGCTCTCTTACCGTTCGCTTCATCTGCGACCGGGGCGTGAGCCATGAGATTGTCCGTCACCGTCTGGCGGCGTTCTGTCAGGAGTCCACTCGGTACTGCAATTACGGCAAGGAGGGCTTCGGCGGCGAGATCACCGTCATTCGTCCCTCGACCTTCGCCAAGACCGACTCGACCTACCACATCTGGAAGCGGTCGTGCGAGAACGCTGAGGTCGCCTACTTCGATCTGCTGAACGAGGGTTGCACCCCGCAGGAAGCTCGGTCTGTCCTTCCGAACAGCTTAAAAACCGAGGTGGTCATGACCGCTGATCTCAGAGAATGGCGGCATTTCTGCCGTATGCGTTGCCCCGTAGCGGCTCACCCTGATATGCGGGTTGTTGCCAATATGCTCCTGACCCTGCTGAAACAGACCTATCCCGTCTTCTTCGAGGACATTGAGGTATGAGGATTAAGAAAGCTGGCGGCAAGGTGTTCGGTGCGGTCTTAACTGCCGCCGAGAAGAAAGCGATGGACATGGAAATCAATCGTCAGATTGTGGAAGCCGACAGGCGGTACGTCGATGACATTGACGCTATGGTGCTTTACACCCTCCATGTTCACCTTGGTTTCGGCAAGAAGCGCCTGCGGGAATTCTATGACGCTTTCTCCGCCGAGCATGACCGCCTTATTCAGTATTATGAAATGCCGGACGATTACACATGGCTCTGCAAGGAGATGTTGAAGCGTATCGGCGTTGATATTGAAGCATGGAACCGTGAAAGGAGAGAATCTAATGAAGCTGAAAAGCATTGACGGCAAAGTGCCGTATATCATGGCTGCTGGAAAAGACTTCGTGAAAGATGAAATGTCGCTGGCGGCGGCAGAGCAGATTTGCTCCCGTGGAACGCAGACCGCCAGCAAGCTCTTTCCCGATTTCCCTATCTGCGTAGATGACAAGTTTTATTTTGCTGGAACCTCGACAAAGCCAAAGTCCAGCAAACCCAAAGCCCTATGCGAGGGCTGAGAGTCTTCCTTGTCGCGGCGTGGGTGTTCGCCGTTGCATATATCTTTACGCTGAAATGGTCTACAGCCGAGGTTGAAGAACCTTCTCCCGTTGTCGAGGTGGTAGAGGTAGTCACCCCGGAACCAGAGCCGGAGGTGACACCTCAGCCGTGGACAGACGAGGAAGTGATTGTACTGGCGAAAATGCTATGGGGAGAAGCCAGAGGGGTCAGCTCTGACACTGAGAAAGCTGCCTGTGTGTGGTGTGTGCTCAACCGTGTCGATCATGGCTACGGCGATATTATAACGGTCGTGACTACACCCAAACAATTCGTAGGGTATAAAGAGAAAAATCCGATTGATGACGATTTGATTACTCTCTGTATAGATGCACTGATCCGCTGGTATGCTGAAAAAGACGGACAGGCCGAAGTAGGCAGAGTCCTTCCCGCTGACTACTTGTGGTTTTCAGGTGATGGCGAGCGGAACCACTTCCGCAACGCCTACCATGGCGGCGATAGATGGGACTGGTCTTTACCGAGTCCGTATGAAAGCTGAGGTAAGCCTATGAGCTATTTGAATATACCCGCTGAACTCCGAGCGGAAAAGGCATGGGTCAATGTATGGGAAGGGTCAAAGGTTCCCATGCAGGCCACCGTGAGAAAGGCGGCTTCTTCCTCTAATCCTGATACATGGTCAAATTACATTGACGCTGAACACAATGTCCAACACGGCTACTATGACGGTCTTGGCTATGTATTTCACAGCAACGGGATAATCGGTATCGACATTGACGATGGCTTTACTGATGGGCTTCTAAACCCGCTGGCGGCTGATATTATTGGTCGTTGTCACTCCTACACGGAAAAGTCCCGGAGCGGGAGAGGGGTTCACATTCTCGTTCGTGGAGAGCTGCCCTTCAAGGGTAAGAACAACCGTGCCGCCGTGGAGATTTACAAGAGCAATCGGTACTTCATCATGACCGGCGAGGTTTTGATCTTTTCCGAGATCGTTGAAAACCAGTCAGCGATTGACTATGTGATCGAGAAGTATTTTTCCGACACACCGAAAGAAAGTAGCTCAGGTACGGTCGCCCCTCAGCGTATCTATTCCCCTATCTATCGCCGCCCTGAAAACGGCAAGCTGCATTTGAAGCCTGAATACCCGCCTATCACACCGGGAAGCCGGAACCTCAGCCTGACTTCTCTGGCGGGTCAGCTCCATAACCAAGGATACACCAAAGCAGAGATTTACAAAGAACTGCTGTATGCCAACTCCCAAGCTTGTAAGCCTCCGCTCCCTCAGTCCGAGGTAGAGTTAATTGTAAACTCTGTGACGAGGTATAGACGATGAATGCGATCAAGTGTTGTTACGGTTGCCCTGACAGATACGCTGGCTGTCATGCGAAATGCGAGAAATACCAGTGTGAAAGAAAAGAATACGAGCGGCAAAAAGAGTTTGAGAAGCGCCAAAAGGCACGAGAGATGGACTACTATGACCGCTTCAAGTATTGGAGGTAAATATGGCTGAGTTAAAACCTTGCCCATTCTGCGGTGGAAAGGCATCAAGAGGTGTTGGCCCTATCGATGAATGCGAAAACCCACGATACTTTGAGTGTCAAGCTCACTGCGAGACTTGTGGGGCAGAAATCAGAGTGAGATACCACATTAGCCACTGGATTAAGAAACCAGAGCGAGAAGCAAAGCGCTATATTTCTATGTTGTGGAACAGGAGAGTTAAATATGGAGAGTGAGAAGAAAATCTGCCCGTTGTCTATAAGCGGCTCCGAAGACATTCTCTGCCAGAAACAGAGGTGCGCATGGTGGGACGAAGACTCTCAGGACTGCACCGCCGCGGTGCTGGCGAGAGTGATGAAGATAAGGAAGTGAGAATATGGCTGAATACATTGAGCGTGAAGCGATAATGAAGTTCCCAATGCGGAAAGACCGTTGCGACAATGAGTGCGTGAACAAGTATGTCATCTTTGGCATTGAGTTGGTTCTGGGACATATAGAGAATCTACCTGCTGCCGACGTTGCCCCTGTGGTGCATGGGTATTGGATTGAGAAAAAGTCGGCTGCGGGGCGATACTTTGAATGCTCCAATTGTGGCGCACACGAAAACAAACATACAGCAATTAAAGGTTATTATTGCTGGAGATGTGGAGCAAAGATGGACGGAGGTGTTGAAAATGGCTGATGAAATCACAAACACCCCCGAAGAACAGGCTCTTTTCCAGCTCTCCAACGGTCGCTACATCATGGACGAAGCTCAGTCCCGAGTGATGTTTCAGATTAAGGAAGCACAGCCTGAGCATAGCCACCCGATCAGCGGCACGGGGTATTCGTGGGACGAGTCCGGCATGGCGGAGCTGTTCTCCGAGTGCTACAAGAATGATACCCGCTACTGCCCCGAAGCGAAAAGCTGGTTTACCTACTTCGAGGGAGCATGGCGCAAGGACACGGGTTCTCTGCTGGTAGCAGAGAAGATCAAAGAGTTCTGCCGCCTGATGGCTCTCTACTGCGGTGAGATCGCCAACGAAGAACGCCGCACCGAGTACATGAAGTTCATCGTGAAGATGGGCGACCGGCGCTTCCGTGACCGGCTGATGAAGGACGCTGCCAGTGTGCTTCCTATCGCTTCGGCGGAGTTTGACGCAAACCCCTACCTTATCAACTGCAAGAACGGCACTTTCGACCTCGAAAAGATGGAGTTCCGGGAGCATGACTGGCACGACTTTTTGACCATGCAGACCAACTTCAACTACACCTTGCAGGACGCACGATGCCGCCGCTGGGAGAAGTTTATTGCGGAGGTCACGTGCAATGACGAAGACAAGGCTGACTATCTGCAAAAGGCGCTGGGGTACTCTATGTTGGGCGTGGCAAATGAGGAATGTATGTTCATTCTCCACGGCAAGACCACTCGCAACGGCAAGTCCACCATGCTCTCGGCAATTCATCACCTTCTCGGTGATTATGCTTCTGTGTCTCCCGTGTCGATCATCTGCAAGGCAGAACGCTCGAAGAACGCCGAAGCAGCAAACCCCATGCTGGCTTCCCTGAAAGGCAAACGGTTCGTTACGATGGCTGAGAGTAATCAGTATGGCAAGCTGGACGAAGAAACGATCAAGCAGCTCACGGGCGGCGAAGAAATTAAGGCTCGGAACCTCTATGAAACTGCCACGACTTTCCTGCCGCAGTTCACCCTTTGGCTCTCCTGCAACGATCTTCCCACCGTCAGCGACAAGTCCCTGTTCGCTTCCGACCGTGTGCGGGTCATTGAGTTCAACCGCCACTTCACCGAAGCGGAACAGGACAAGAACCTGAAAAATGAGTTTCAGACGCAGGAAGCTATGCAGGGCATTTTCGCTTGGCTGGTCGCCGGGTACTTCAAGTACAAGCGTTTCGGCCTGAAAATGTCTCCCGCTATGCGGAAGGTGGTCAACCAGTACGAGCGTGACAACGATTTGTGCCTGCAATTCCTCGAAGAACGCTGTGAGCAGGCCGAGGGAGTTAATATCCGCTCGAAGTCCCTTTTTGACGCTTACAAGATTTGGTGCAAGTCCAACGGGTACTTTGCCTGTTCCGCTAAGCGGTTCAATGCCGACATGGAAACGCACCCTGAGTGGCACGGCGGCAAAGTCGTGTATCAGGGCTACCCCGTCTACAAGAATCTCAGACTGAAAGGAGCGTCGTAATGAAACTAACCATTGTTTTCAAACATGAGTTTGAAGTTCAAATGAAACGGCAATTCGGCAACTCCTTTGTGAACCCACTGGTTGTTCACGGAGTACGAAAGGTTTATATGCGGGACGGCTATCTTCATTCTGTCATTTGGGATGATAGGATGTGGAGTATGAGTGATATTTCGCAGTTTTTCCATGAACCGGAGGAAAGCGATGAAGACTGAGAAAAAGAACCTCCGCCGTATTTCCATCGTAGTCACGGCACAGACCAAGGGCAACCTTGAACGGCTGGCGGCGGTCTGCGGCTACTCAGAGATCGGTCGGGTGGTTGACAAACTCACCCGTGAAAAGATGATCTCCCTCCACGATTTTGAAAGGAAGGAAAGGCACCATGGATAACAAGAAATGGGGAAACTACACACAAGAATTCACCTTGGGGCACGACGCGGAAGAAATCAAAAACGTACAGGAGCTTTTGGATCGACCACACTCTTGTACTGATTTTTCACCGGCTGCTCGGTATGCGGTGCAGATGCTGCTGAAATATGCGCGCGAAGAACACTTCCAGCACCTTAAATTTGAATCCAATTCTTTGGAACTGATTGCGAACTGCGCAATTTGTGAAGAGATGCTCGTGCGTAAAGATAGGATGATCGACGACCTGCGGCAGCAGCTGAGCTTTATGCGGCAGGCGATGCAGGATGCGGGGGTATGAAGATGAATAAAGACGTTTTGTTTTCCAGCAAGACTGATTTGTGGGAGACCCCGCAGGACTTTTTTTGACATGCTTGACGCGGAGTTCGGCTTTGCGCTGGATGCCGCCGCAGACGCACAAAACCACAAATGTCCCCGTTACTATACGCGGGAGCAGGATGGGCTAAAACAGCCATGGATGGGCGCGGTGTGGTGCAATCCGCCATACGGTCGGCAGATCGACAAGTGGGTGCAAAAGGCCAGCTACGAGAACGCCGTGAATAACAACACCATCGTCATGTTGTTGCTAGCGCGGACGGACACGCGATGGTTCCACACGTATATCTACAAGCAGCCAAACGTCGAGACACGGTTCGTGCGCGGGCGACTGAAATTCGGCGGCAGCAAAAACAGCGCGCCGTTCCCGAACATGGTCGTGATTTTTAAGCCGAAAGATGCGGAGGTGTAAAGATGGACGCGCTGAAATTTATCGAAGAACGGAGCAGAATGTGCAAGTTGTTTTCTCCGGGCTGCGAAGGATGCAGAATAGATGAAGCGAAGCCTGTGATGAGTGAGTGCGTTTTGTGGATGATCGAAAATCCAGAAAAGGCCGTGGAGATTGTTGAGCGGTGGTCGCAGGAACATCCGCCCAAGACGCGGCAGGATGTGTTTTTGGAACAGTGGCCGAATGCGGTTATCTACGAAGATGGTGTGCTCGACATTGCCCCGTGCCGGGTAGACAGACCCGCAACAGGACGTTGCGATGGAACGACTTGCGGAGACTGCCGCCGCGAGTTCTGGATGCAGGAGGTGGAGTAATGGGTTGTGATACTTGTGTGTTTTACCCGCCAAGCGCTTGCGACGGTAAACCGTGCTGCGCGTGTGACACTGACGATGTATTGTTTAACTGCTATCAACCAGCTTTTGAAGGTGGGGGGTGATGAAGCGTGAAAGCGTGGCTTGCCAGAGAAAAGGGCGAATTTTGTGCAACCGTTGTTTTTGCCGAAACGCGAGGAAAAGCAAAGGCTTTGGCGTTGCATACTGAAACTTGTGAAGATGCCGATTTTATCTACATCGAAGTTCACAGGTTGAAAGAAGCGGATAAATACTACCAGCCCGGTAAAACGGAACTTTGCTGGTTTAATGCCGAAGATCGAATCGCAATGGTTAAAGATTGTGGATTTACTTGCGATCCTGATGCACATTGTGCGGAAGAATGTGCTGATTGCCCTGCAAAAGAATTTTGCGATGATTTTATTGGAGGCGATGAAGGATGCCTGAATTAAAACCTTGCCCCTTTTGCGGGGATAAGGGCGTTGTGCAGAGAAGCGGTTACTGCTTTCGGGTATGCTGCTCAAATAGAGACTGCCCGATCGAGCCGAGAACACATTGGTTTTCTAACCGCCTATCAGCAATCGAAACATGGAACAGGAGGAAGGAAAATGGGTGACTTGACCTACATGGACTGCTGGAACTACATCGCGCCGCTGATACCGATCAGCACCGAGACATCGCAGGAGATCTACGTGATGGTGTTTCAGGCGCTGAAGGAAGCGGAGGAGAGGAGGAAAGACAATGGCTGAATACATTGAGCGGGAAGCGTTTTTGGAAGACGTCGAAGAGCGATATTGTCTGCCGTGCAAAGAGGCAGGGAAAGACCACAACGGTTGTGTGTGCCGCGCTTGCTGGGTGGACGATATGTGCGGTGAGGTAATAGGAGCGCCAACTGCTGACGTTGCGCCGGTGGTGCATGGGGTATGGATACCCGTGCATGAAAGTGAAATATCTGGATGGAATCCCGAAGTTGCAGGAATCGATCCGATTGGCGGGTATATCTGCTCTGCGTGCAAAAATGAAGCCATTTATGACTGCAACGATAAATTTGTTCTGTCGGACTACTGTCCCAACTGCGGCGCGAGGATGGACGGTGGTAGCGATGGCTAAGTACATCAACCGCGAAGAACTGGTCGCGTGGCTGCAACACATCCCGCTGAAAGACCTGTCGGATGGTCGCGGACTGTGCCGCATCATCACGGAGGAGGACTTTAAGCGGGCAATTCGGACGGTACCGGAAGGGGCAATCGTTGACCTTGAGCCGGTGGTGTACTGCCGTCACTGCCGATCCTACAATAAGCCGCGGCTGGGATGGTGCTCAGTCCACATGGACCACGAAGGTCCGGACGACTTTTGTGGCTACGGCGTGAGGATGGACGGTGACGCAGAATGAAAGGGATTACATACTGCGGTGCTTGTGCCGATTACGACATCAAAAAGCACCGCTGCAAGCGTGGAGCGAAGCTGGAAAGCAATCCGCAGGACAAGTTTTTTGATGATTGCCCGCTGCCAGATGCGGTGCAGGTGGTTCGGTGCGAAGACTGCCTGTTTTGGAAATCTGGCAAGAACGAGTGCGAAAGCTGGGAGTGGTGCACGATGCTGGATCGAGATATGCCGCCGCACGCTTTCTGCAATCTCGGCGTGCGAAAGGATGAAGAACGAAATGAACGATAAAATTCCCTATGCGGGAATTTTGGAAGATGGAATCAGAAAACTGACAGAAGGCAAAGCGCAGAATGCAGTTTTGTGCGGGCTGCTGGAAGATGGTACAACGTGTGTTGCATATGCAAATGCGTCACCCGAAGATCTGGCTAACATTGCGTGCCATTTGCTGTCCGAAGCGTTTATGCGAATGGTTATTGCCAACATTGGCATGGTAAAAGATGCTCTTGACGAATATGAAGATGAAGAAGGTGAAGCGGAATGACAAAGGGCGAGAGTATGCGTAAAGCACGCAACAGGGCTAAGTTGTCAGCGGCACAACTGTCGCGGATTTCAGGTGTGCCCATATCTACGATCTGCGCGCTGGAATGTGGCACGACGAAAAATGGGCGAATTGATACAATTGTGCTGCTTGCGGATGCATTGCGGATTAGCATCGATGAATACATCGGACGCCGTCGTTAGGTGATAAAGGTGATAAAGGTGAGTGTTTTTGCAAAGACTTTTTTCAAATTGGTGCGTTTTGAAAAATTGTTTTTCGTATTTTAGGTGAGTTAGGTGAGTAATCGGGCATAAATGCCTATAACTCTCTCTTATACGCGCGTATATAGAAATAGTTATAGGGAAATGCACCCGATTACTCACCTTTATCACCTTGGCGACTTTGAAAGGAGAAAACGACTATGGCAGATGAAATTGTGAAAAAGCGAACTCGGCCTGATCGTAAGGAAGCTATGAGCGTTCATACAGAGCCGGGTGACAATAGAAAATATCTGGAACACTCGATGGTCATGCTGGACTGGTCTGATGTGAATGTGAGAGAACCTGAACAGGTCAAAGAGCGTATGGGTATGTATTTTGCTCTGTGCGCTCGGGACGACATGAAGCCCTCGGTTGCTGGTATGGCATTGGCTTTTGGAGTTGATAGAAAGACGATATGGGCATGGGCAAATGGGGTGGATAGTAAGACGCTACCCGCCGAAAGCCGTAACTTAATTAAAAAGGCGTATCAACTTTTGAACGCTCAGATGGAAAGTTATATGCAGAACGGGAAGATCAATCCGGTTGCCGGTATCTTCCTGATGAAGAACAACATGGGCTATGCGGACAAGCAGGAGGTCGTGTTGACACCCAACCAGCAGCTCGGAGATCAGGTTCCCGCTGAGGACTTGGAAAAGAAGTACCTCGAAGATGTGGTGGGTGCGTCCAGCGACTATGACCCGGAAGACTGAGCGACTTTCACGACTTTTGCGACTATGGCTTACGACTATGCCGAGCGACTTTGCGACTTTCGCCCGAACGACTTTGCGACTTTCCGGCGAGGGTCTGCGACTTTCCGGCGAGGGTCTGCGACTTTGACAGAGCTGCCGATCTCCCCACGGGGTCGGCGGCTTTTTCTTTCCCGGCTGATCGGCGGCGGGTTCCACCGGGGCGGCGTGGGCGCTGCCGGGGTTCAGGCCTGATCATGTCGGCGTTTTTGGCCTTTATAATGTATAGTGTGAAAAAGTGTAGTTTTTCAGACGGTTGCAAGCGTCAATAAAAAACTTGATAAAAAATCAATAAAGCACTTGATAATCAATAAAACACTTGATATACTCTAATCATCAATAAAACACTTGATGCCGATTGATGAAGGGAGTTTTGACAATGTTAAGAACAAATAGCAAGAAAGCCGTCGAAAATATCCGGGCGTATATCATGGATAATTTCACGCCGGAAGGGTACACGGACAACCCGCCGCAGGAGTTCCCCAAGATCGCCGCTTTTATCCTCGATACTTTCAGAAGTGAAAAATACTGGTGTCTGCAAGATGTCCGCTATTATCACGGAAGTGAATCCGCCGCTTTTGCTGACTGGTGCGCCGGTCTGCCGTCTGTCCTCGATACCTTGTATTTTTACAATCGCTCGGCGGTTGATGACCTCGGCGCAATCCTCGAAGAAACAGAGCAGGAAAAAACCCGGTACACCGAACAGCAGGCCGAACGGCTTTTAACAAGCCTGATTTACAGGGAATTACAGAAGGGAGAGCGGAAAGCATGAGAAAGTACAAATTAAAAGAGCTGCGGGAGCTTGTGCGGCTCGGAGTGGCGGAAGATTACACCAATAAGCCGAGCGAGTATATTTACACGCTGCGCAGGCTCGAAAAAGTGGGCTATTCTACGGGCGTTTATGGTATCAATGGCGGATTAGTCGAAGATACCGAAACCGGGCAATTATACGCTATTATTGGGCGTTGCTCTAATCTGTTTATTTTGTTTTAAGGGGGTTGCACTATGAACATCGATAGCATTATGAAAGAGCTTGCGGAGTATATCCGCATGGGCGAACAGATCGCCGCCACGGTGGACGGGCTGAAAGACCAGTTAAAACAGATCATGCAAGAACAGAACACGGACACGCTAACAGGGGCAGAACACAAGGCCACATATAAGGCCGTCACAAGTTCCCGCATTGATACTACGGCATTAAAGCGAGAGCTGCCCCGCGTGGCTGCACAGTACACCAGAGCCACGGAAACACGGCGCTTTATATTCTCTTGATAGGCGGTGAACAGATTGTATATTATTCTCTTGCTGCTCCTGCTGCCGGTGCAAATCCTGATCGAAATATTGAAATTGAATAAGTGAACGCCGCCCCGGTGCTATTCCGGGGCGGTTATTTTTTGCGCTTTCCGGCCTGATTTGGGCGGCGTGAATAGGTGACGGGGGCGGGGGATATGCCAGCGGCAGCGAGGGCGGGGTGAGCTGAAAAATACCCGCAAAAAATAAAAAGGTCAATTTCAAGAAAACGCTTGACAATAAAACGCTTGACAATAAAACGCTTGATATGTATAATAAAGCCGAGGTGATAAACATGAGAGGTCGAGAAATCCTGAAAGAGATCATGGCTTCCAAGTCTCTTTCCAACGCTGAACTCGCAAAAAGACTCAATGTCTCTAACGCTACCATTTGGGAACGCTTGAACAACAAAAATGTCAAGGACATTCCCGTGTCCCTGCTGACCACCATGCTCAGAGCGATGGATTACAAGGTCATCGTTGTTCCTGCCAATACCCGTCTGCCGGACGGTGGATACGAGGTGGAGTGAACCATGAAATACTTCCTTGGTCGTGTGTCCAGCAAGGAACAGAACCTTGCTCGGCAGCTCAAGGTCGCTCGTGAGAAGTTCGATATTCCTGACGAGAATGTGTACTGCGACAAGATCACGGGAAGCAGTTTTGACCGTCCTCAGTACAATGCTCTGAAAGCCATTGTGCAGGAAGGTGATGAAGTCATCGTTAAGGAGTTCGACCGCTTTGGGCGCAACAAGGACGAAATGAAGCGAGAACTGGAATGGTTCAAGCAGAAGGGTGTGATCGTCCGTATCCTCGACATTCCGACCACACTGATTGACTTCAAAGACCAAACATGGGTGCTGGAAATGGTCAATAACATCCTGATCGAAGTCCTTGGCGCTGTTGCCGAACAGGAGCGTAAGAAGACCAAGCAGCGGCAGGCTGAGGGTATCGCCGCTATGCCGGTTGTCGATGGCAAGCGGGTGTCGGTGAAGACCGGCAGAGGGTTCGGTAGACCCGCTTCCGAGATTGATGACGAGCAGTTTGAAAAACTCGCTCAAAAACAAAAAGACGGTCTTATTACCGTAGCGGACTGCTGCCGGGAGCTTGGTATCAGTCGCTCCACATGGTATGACCGGGTGAGAAAGGCGGGGTGAATATGAAGACAAAGAAGAAAAGACGTTGGCTTTGGATTGTCGTAATTATTATCGCAATTAGTTCGATAATCGCCATCTTCGGGCAAGACGATAGCTTAACGGAAAATGGAGATTCCAAGATCGAAGTTACTCCTACACCAGAGCCTCTAACGAACGAAGTGGGTACGGCCACCTTCGATGAGATTTATAGAGCCTATAAAGATAACGAGCTGGTGGCAGATGATATGTATAAGCATAATCGTTATCAAATCACGGCTAAGATCGATGGGATGACGAACGACGGCCTATTTAATCTTACTGGTGGAGCAACCCTGACTCTTGAAACTAAAGTTGATAACACTATTGTTGTTTTCTATGCTGAGTTCGAGAAAGATCAAGAAGATAATCTCAAAACCGTAAAAGTCGGAGACACGATTACCTTTATTGGGGAATGTCTTAGCGCGGGATCGTGGTCAGATTGTGAGATGATAGCCCAATGAAATATTTTTTCAAGTTTATTGGTTTTGTGATTGAAGTGATATTCATCCTTTTGGTGTTGGCGTTTATCATTCCCAAAATTTTATAATCGGCTTCTGCAAGGGCAGGAGTAACAGCCATGACGGGCTATCTGTGTAGAAATGCACGGGTAGCTCGTTTTTTTGTTGGAAAGGAAATGCACATGAATTATGAAAAACTCTCCGGCTCTATCCGAGCTGTGATCGACCGCCGACCGGGAGATAACGGAGCGTACAGCGACCTCTTTTCTCTGTGCCGGGAGTGGGAAACCGAGGATTTCTCGGCGGCGCATAAGATGAACAAGGAGCTGCTGGCACTCTCCGCAGATCAGGTAGTCCATGGCGGCGGAGCGAAGTTCTATGAACAGTGGCGGCGGTGTCTTCTCTTTGAAGCGCCCCATGATTTTGACTCCTTCATGACCTACATCGAACTCGACCGCAAGCCGGAAAAGCGGTTCTATGCTCCTCGTAAACACTATCTCAGACCGATGGTACAAGGGTTTCAAGATGTTCTGGACGGGAAGCTGCGCCTTTTGACGATCTCCATGCCGAAACGAGCGGGCAAGTCACAAACGGGTATCAATTTTGTGAATATGCTCTCCGGCAAGTTCCCTGACCGCTCGACCCTAATGGAAGGGACAGGCGATGACCTTGTAAAGAGCTTCTACAACGGTTGTCTAGAATATCTGACGGTTCCAAACGAGTACCTGTTCTACGATGTATTCCCGGACGCACGGCTGGTACAGACCAATGCCGACACGAAGACGGCGAACCTGAAAAGCAAGTCCCGTTTCCCCACCATCATGTGTCGTTCCATTGACGCTCGACAGGTGGGCTTGTCCGAAGCCACCAATGTCCTCTACCTTGATGACTGTGTGGAAGGTCGTGAGGAAGCGAAGAACCGCCAGCGGCTTGACGACAAGTGGGAAGTGATCTCCGGCGATATTATGGGTCGTGCCATTGAAGGTACGCCGATGGTTTTCACCGGCACTCGCTATTCCCTGTATGACCCCATCGGTCGTGTGCAGGAACACGCACAGCGGGAGGGCTGGGCTTGGAGAGCGATTGAGATACCCGCCCTCGATCTCGTGACGGACGAGAGCAATTATGAATACGAGCGGGAGGGCAAGAAGGTCTTTACCACCGCCTATTTTCGGGAGCAGCGGGAGCTTCTGAGCGCAGAGCAGTTTGAAAGCGAGTTCCAGCAACAGCCTTTTGAAGCGAAGGGTCTGCTGTTCAACAAGGAAGAGCTGAACTATTTCTTCGAGCTGCCGAAAGACCGTGACCCGGACACCATCATCGCCGTTGGCGATACGGCGGAAAGCGGCTCAGACTCTACCTCCATGCCGGTGGCGAAGATTTACGGCAGCGATGTGTATATCGTTGATGTGGTCTTTGATGACTCCCCCGCTGAGGTGACGAAGCCGGAATGCGCCAAGTGCCTGATTGAAAATAAAGTTGCTTCTGCTGTTTTTGAGTCCAACAACGCCGGTCAATATTATGCCAGAGATGTTGACCAGATCATTCGTGAGCGTGGGTATTCCGTGGGCATCCGCACGAAGCGTACGATTTCCAACAAGCAGACCCGTATTGAGTTCGCTTCCGACAACATCAAGAAGAACTTCTACTTCAAGCACCCTTCTACCTACAAGCGGGGCAGTCAGTATTGGAATTTCATGAAGGAAGTGACCACATACACCCGCTCCGGTAAGGTTCCGCACGATGACGCCCCCGATTCCCTCTCCTTGTTGGAGAACGAAATCCGTATGCTGTCCGGGGGCAAGGTGGAGGTTTTCAAACGGCCTATTTGAGTCCTTTACTTTCGTTGTGGCGAATGGTATAATTAAAAGTTTGCTATTGACAAGCATTGGAGAATTTGATACAATGATAAGAGAGAAAATGGGTAGAGGGGAGGTATTCTGCCTTGGGTCATTTCGGTCGTAAGAAAATCTTTACTGATGTGACAGAGATCACACGGGACAATGTTCTGGGAGTGTTGAGAAAGGCACTTATCACGCATTGGTCGAACAAGGCGGATATGGAGTACCTCTACGCCTACTACAAGGGTAGACAGCCGGTGCTGAACCGCAAGAAGGAAGTTCGCCCGGAAATTAAAAATACGGTGGTCGAGAACCGCGCCAATGAGATCGTGTCCTTCAAAGTTGGCTACCTGATGGGCGAACCTATTCAGTATGTCAGTCGAAGTGACAACAAGTCAGTTGCCGACAAGATCACCACTCTGAACGGCTACTGTCTTTCCGAAGATAAGGCCGCAAAGGATAAGGAACTGGCGGATTGGTTCCACATCTGCGGCACAGCATACCGCATGGTGCTTCCTGACAGCGTGTTTGAGAAGGAAAGCGATGAAGCTCCCTTCGAGATTTACACTCTCGACCCTCGGTTTGCTTTCGTGGTGTATGCCAATTCCATCGGTGAACCGCCCGTAATGGGTGTGAAGTACATTCAGCGGTCGGACGGTGCGGTGATTTACAGCATTTATACGAAAGACCGCTATTTCGAGGTTGAAAACCAGAGCATGATTGTCCGGGAAGAAGCTCAGTCGCTCGGTATTCCCATTATCGAATACCCAGCGAACAACGCCCGGTTGGGTGCTTTCGAGATCGTCCTCCCCTTGCTGGACGCTATCAATACGGTGGACAGCAACCGTCTTGACGGTGTAGAACAGTTTGTTCAGGCGCTCATGCTGTTTCACAATGTTGATATTTCCGGTGATGATTTCTCCAAGTTGCGGGACGAGGGCGCGCTCAAGTTCAAGGACATTGACCCGCAGTATAAAGCGGAGATCAAGTATCTGACCTCCGAGCTGAACCAGAGCCAGACGCAAACGCTGGTCGATCACCTCTATAACACGGTACTGACGATCTGCGGTATGCCGAACCGCAATGGTGGTACTTCCACCAGCGATACCGGCTCTGCGGTCATCATGCGTGACGGTTGGTCGGCGGCGGAAGCCAGAGCAAAAGACTCCGAGCTGATGTTCAAGCTCTCCGAAAAAGAGTTCTTGAAGCTGGTTCTGCACATCTGTTCCGATCTGAGTGATCTGGAATTGAAGCTGTCGAACGTAGAGGTTCGCTTTACTCGCCGCAATTATGAGAATATCGCTCAGAAAGCGACCGTATTGACTACTATGCTTGCCAATCCGAAGATTGCCCCTGTTCTGGCCTTTACACATTCGGGTATGTTCAGCGACCCGCAGCTCGCGTACCGTATGAGTATGGATTACGCTGAGGAACAGGAGAAAAAGGCCGCTGAAC